AATGCTCCCGCCTGGGTGATACGACGAGACGACGGACGGCCTTGGAGACGCGCTTCGGTTTGCCTCGCGTACCCAGAAGGCAAAGCTCCGGGTTGGCCCTGGTCCAGTAACCGAGACCCGTAAAGAAATCTCTGTCTGTCCATAGCGTAGGCGGTGCGCTCTTGTTCAGTTTTGCCCAAACAAAGGCTATGGTTTTAAACTTGAAGCCCCACGCCTCCATGAGCTTGAGCCCCTCTGGAAGTAAGGGATCCGTGACCCACAAAAACAGAGCGCAGTTGTCGGCAGCTATGTCGGAGACAGGAAGCGCACGGATGTCTGCAAGGCTCATGCAGTCGTAATGTTTTTCGGGAGAACGGTCCTTGCCCTCGTTGCTCCAGGTGCGGAACGTCCAGGGAGGGTCAGCGTGAATTACGTCAAACTTTTCAGCCGGTAAACGCGGCATACAGAAGTACCACCGTGTAAAATGCCGCCGTCGCTAAAATCGGAGTCATTTCGTAATCTCCTTTTCCTTATTGGTCATTTGCTCAATTATAAATGTGAACTGACCAGACAACGTCCGGTGTTCACGCTCGGCCAAACGTTTCAAGACTTTGTAAGTCTTGATCGGAATGACCACACTTTTCCATTTTTCCGTATCCATGCTTTCGACCTCATAATGTTATGGGACAGTATCGGATTAGTCTTCTTTCGTCAAGTCTCCCCAATTCGTACCTAACGATATGTCGCATGGCGTAGGAACCTGTAGTTTGACGGAATTCTCCATGACATCGCAAAGCTCTCGGGCTTCCTTCTTGTCGGCTACAGAGAAGGCCAGTTCATCGTGGATCTGGACGAGAGGAATCTTGTTCTTCTCTTTGTATATTGCAGCCATCGACGCCTTGGTTTGGTCTGCGGCACTGGACTGGATCAACCGGTTGAGCGCCTTGTAGGTGTAGGCGCGTTTGATGTTGTCGCCGTACTCTATATGCGCTTCCTCTTTCGGTAACGCCTTGGACGAAACAAAAAGGTTAGGCTCCCACAGGTCAAAGCGGCATTTGCGGCCAAGTAGAGACCTCACAAATCCGCCTTTGTCGCGGTGTGAAACTTTACGCTGCACTGCATCCATGAGTTCTTTCACAAATGGAACGTCGTCATGGTACTGGCGCATGAGCCGTTTAGCCTCATCCGTGGACACGTCCAATTGCTCCGCCAGTTTTGTCTGACCCATACCGTACATAATGCCAAGGTTAATGGTCTTTGCCTGTTTTCTAGGGATTTCTGCAATGTCGGCAACCATCTGATGGAAGTCTGTCTTCTCTTTCGTATTGTAGGCATTCACAAAGGCATCGGATCCGGTCAGGCCCTTGTTCGTGAGGCTTGAGAAGTGGACCAGGATACGTGGCTCTTGCTGATCGAAGTCCATGGACGCCCACTGCTCGCCTTCTTCTGGTAAGAACAGGCCGCGTATCTTCCGCGCCATGTCGGGGTTGCGGGCGGGTATTTGCTGGAGGTTTGGGTTGGACATACTTATGCGGCCCGATACGGTCCCCCCACCCTCGCTTCGCAACTGGTTTATATGGCCGTGAATGCGGTCCTTCTCAGCGTAGCGAAAGATGCTGGACAGGAACGTATTACCAATCTTGTCGTACTCTCTCGCTTCTGCAATCTGCTGGGCTATAGGATGCTCATGCTGAGACAGGAAGTTCTTAGTGAAGGACGGCAGTCCCGTCTTGGTGCGTCCGTAAGGTATCTCCAGTTGGTCGAACACTTTTGCAATGGACGCCGCAGCCCAGAGTTCTATACTAATACCTGTTTCCTTCTTAATCCCGGACAGGATCTTCTTCACTTCTTTGAGGAAATCCTGTTTGAGTCTCTCCGCCTGATCTAAGTCTACCCTGACGCCGCGCCTAGTCATTTCTATACATATCGGTAGGACCTCCGTTTCAAGATCAAACACAGGCCACAAGTCTTCTTTGGAAAGCTCAGACTTGAAGGTTTGCCAAAGCTGGAGCGTGAGCCGTGCGTCGGCTTCCGCGTACTCACCAACGAACGTAGCGGGCAGCTTGTACAGTTCGCCTTTCGGGTCTACGCCAAATTCCTGTGCCGCCTCTCTGAGTGCGGCTTCGGATTTCATCTCGCCAAGGTAGTCATAGGCCACCGCGTTGAGCGAATAGCTGAACCGGTTCTCGTTTAACAGAGGTGCGGCCAACATCGCGTCGAGGATGCGGCCTTCCAGCTTGACGCCCAGACGGTGCAACCAGCCCACGTCGTAGGCGGCGTTGTAGAATATTTTGTCAGAAGGATGCTTGGCAACCTCCTTCTCAAACCATTTGAGGATGATGCCCCGGTCAAGGTTACCACCGCCCTCATGCCCAAACGGAAGGTATGAAGTAAAACCGTCGTAGGACACAGCTATGCCAACCACGTCGCCGTGGCCGGTTGCCCATCCAGGACCGTGGCTCTTGAGCCTTGGGTCCTTAGTCTCAAGGTCGATGGCTATTTCTTTTATGTCGCGAGGCGTGACGGGCAGGTCATCAACGGGGACCCACTCAGTTCTTACGCCCCACTTTGGTTTTTTCATGTTCTTTTTCAATTTTTAGCTCCGCTAGTTTACATTCAAAGGATACAGCGGAATATCCCGCGCCATCCACGTAATCGTCCTTATTGAACGAGCCCAGTTTACGTCGTGCTACTTTCAGTATCTCCATCAGGTTAGCAACGTCGGCCCCAGTTAGTTCATCGACGTTCCACAGATATCCATTCCATAGCCGCGCTATGTTCTCATGGTTCTCTGCCATGCTTCCGTGCGTATCTTTTCGGTCACCACCAACAAGCTTGATGGCTTCACTCAAAATCGTCATCGCCTTCATAAAGTGATCTCTCCTCTACTGGAAGTCCTACATATCGGGCATACTCAATGCCCTTCTTCATGCCTTCGCTGACGCCCTTGTCCACGTAAACGGCGCACATGTCGGCCACGTCGTACCAGGACCTCGCGAGAAACATTCCGGTCGCCCGTTCTTCGGGCCGGTTATCGTCCAGAACTTGCGTATACAGAAGGTGCGACAGGAACGGTGATTCACCCATGCCGATTGAATGGAACATACACCGTCTGGCGTACTCCAGGTTTTCTTGCAGTGCCGCCTCGGGATTGAGCACGTTGTCTTTTGGCTTGTACGGGCTTTCGATGATGACCCTAAGATCTATGAACTTCATTTCTCTTATCATCCTCCTCAAGCGCCTTGTTTGCCAACATGGCATAGAACTCCACGCCCTCACTGATAGCCGCAATGTCCCGTATATCTGTCAACGCTTCGCGCAAGGCGGCAATGCGCCGTAGCTCCAAAGAATCTTTCATACTGCCCATCCTCTCTGTTGATCTTCCGGCATTTTCAAAACCAAGTTGTTCTTCGTCCTGGTTATTCCGACATATAGGACGCGGTGAGCGTCGTCTGGGTTGCGCTCCATTTCCTGTAGCGCCTTGCTCGACAGGTCCAGGTACAGAAGGACGTTGTCGGCCTCACCACCCTTTGACCCGTGGATCGTGGACAGTTTGATCGTAGGCTTCTGAAAGATGTTAACGCCTCTGTTAAGTAGCGCCGTGATGTATGCTCGGTCCTCGTCGCGTATCCGGTCCAGCGCCACGTCCCAGGTTGTATCCGGAACTTGCAGACCAAAATGTTTCCTGAGAACGGACAGGCTAAACGTGTCCTGATCATTCGCACCGTCCAGCATCTTCTTCGCACCGCGCTGAAGCTTGCCCTCACCGCTGGATATATGTCGGTATAAATTCTGTGCATCGCGCAACGATATTTCGTGACCGGCTTCCTGTTGTATATGGTTCCAGGAACTAATGGCATCTCGCACCCGCTGACCCAACGACGGTTGGTTATACCTCTCAAAGAACTGGCCGGTGGATTTCATCTCTGAGGCAATGCCGTCGAGCATGTAATTGGCTTGCGCCATAACCAGCCAAGATCCCTCTCCGCTAAAGTCAAAGTTCTGAGGATCATAGATGCGGGACACGGACCCCTCTTCCTTGCGCGGGTTCCAAACCTTTTTCTGCCGGTGCGTAATCCTCTTGGACACGCGGTCCGCCAGACTATGTACGGACCTCGGAATGCGGTAAGACTGCTCCAAGACTTCAGAGCCACTAGACAGGTTGATGAACTGGTCGATGTCGGCCCCGGCCCAGCGGTAGATCCCCTGGTCGTCGTCGCCAGCAACAAACATGCGGTCACTGTTGTCGTTTAGAATCTTAGCCACCTGCCACTGCAATGGCGTCAGGTCTTGAGCCTCGTCTAAGAAAACAACTTTCAGGTGCGGAACAAGGGATGCGTTCGCCGCAAGCTCAACCATCATGTCGGTAAAATCTTTAAGGCCGTTGACGGTCTTGAACCGATTGTATTCTTTATAGACGTGTTCGTACTCATAATACGGCATGTGTAAGTCACAGAAATTGTAGGCGTACTCTGGACCTTGGAGCGTGTTCCGCGCCAAGTCTATGCAGCGCATGATCGGATGGTTCGATCTCAGTATGGAGAAGCCCTCATCCTGCAAGGTCTCGTTGTTCGTAGACAGGTCCACGCCTACCGCCTTGCCAAACTTTTTTAGCTTATCCTCTGTAAGGATTTCAGCATTGTTCATGCCTAAGAGAAGGAACGCCAAACTGTGCAGTGTGCGGAAGTATAGAAAGTCTTTTTCTGGATCCAGGCCAAACCGCGACACGGCGCGATCCCTAGCCTCATGTGCGGCTTTGCGGGTAAACGCGAAGTAGCCGATTTCCGTGGGTGACGTTCCGTTGGCAAGCAACCCATCTACCTGATTGAGGAGGGTTGTCGTCTTGCCGGTGCCGGGAGGTCCAAAATACCTAAACACTGATAGTCGCCTCGTAAACCTCGGGATGACGCTTCTTAACAACCCGGCGGACACAGTCCTTCATGAAGAAGTCCATCTCGTAGCCCAATGCGGCAAGGATATGCTCTACTTTGTATATCGACAGATGCCTGGGCTTCCTTACGTTCTCGTACTCAAAGATGGTTCGTTCCGACATGCCTGTCTTTTCGCCCAATTCCCTCATGCTCCATCCTTTGTCCTGACGGATCTCTCTCAGCATAACTTGCCAGTGTGTCGGTATGGTCATGTTTCTTCCTAAAATGGTACGTCGTCGTCTTCAAACTTAGAACTGAACTCTTCTTCAATCTTGGCAAACGCGGGTATCGACCAGCAGCGAACCGTGCGGCCTTTGATGCGAAACTGTTCCGCTCTGCCGTCCATGTCGCGCAGCCTTTGAGCTACCTTGTTTGACCGGTACTCGAAGAACTTGTTGCGCTTGAGGAACGACTCAAAATCCTTGAGCCGAAAGTAGGTGCGGTTGTCCTCGGGATCGGTCCATGGGCGGCGGAGCAATATCTCTTCTTTGTCCACCGCCGTTTGCATGTGCGTCGAAAACTCCTCAAGAAGGTCGTAGAACTGGCCGCGCAGACTGGTATCCTCTGGCGTTGATATGACCGCACCCTCGGTCTCAATCATCTGACTAAGAAGGTTGTTGATGCCAGCCTCCCAGGCTTGTTTAGCCATGGTGCGCGGCATGAAGTTTATCTGCTCCATGCAAAGTATTTGAAATCGCGGCTGTTTCTGTAGAGCCTCTGTGTCTAGCTCAACAGGAGATCCGTTGACATCCAGGAACCAAAGTGGCGGTTCGCTATCATACTTACGAAGGTTTGCAACTGTCGGGGTGTTCGTCCCCCCACCTACGCCGTGACGCCGTGTCCGACAAAGGTCCTTGTTGCAGAAATTGCAGATGGGCTGGTCCGCGCACTTGTACTGGTAGTCCTTCTTCTTCACCTGATCGGCTACGATGTTGACCTCTTTAAGATCAAGCGGCGGATCAAGTACCTTCTGATTGTATTCCAGAATCTTCTTCTCCCAGTCGTCGGGACTGGACTTACGGAGATATACGCCAATGTTGAACAGACCGTTGTTGCGCGTACCTTCTGGAAACCCTTGACGGATCAAAGCCTGTAGGCAAGGCGGGCCGTCCTTGATCTCCTCATCAACAACAGCCTCTTCCTTCTTCAACAGCGCGTCGAGTTGATCCTCATCAATCGCCGCCGTTTCGGCCATGTCCAGGAACTCATCTAACGTGGCCGCGCTACCGTCCTCCTTAAAGGCATAGCGCAGACCTCCATCTTCTTTAAAATACGGTAGGTTCAGAAAGTTTCCGGTATCGCCACGATCAGCCAAGAGCTTTATCTGCTTTGGAAACACCTCCGTGTTGGCAGCGTAGCCTAGTTCGCTTGACAACTCTTTGAGCTTGAGTTGAACCTTCTCCGCGTCGATAAAGTCTTTAAAAAATAAAAACAGGTGCGCTCCACCGGATTTGCTGCGGCAAACCACCAGAGGGAGCTTCTGTTTCAGAATGTTTCTGATTATTTGAGCGTGATCCAGGGGATATTGGTCAATGTCGATGGCCCCCCAGATGCAAACGTTGTCTTCGTTAATGGGAACAACGCCTATGCTGACCTCACCCTTCAGGTGGGATTTAAACGTGTCCTTGGTCCGTGGTTCGCGGACAATCTTGTAATTGCCCTTTTGCTTGCCGTTGGCGTCCTTGGTGGTCAAGTTCACCGCGCCATACGCCTTGTTCAAGCCACGGAACAGCCGTGCAAATCTATCTACGTTCTTTGTCATGGAAAGGTGGGGGAGGACAAGCCTCCCCCAATCCCTAAGTTAGAACGGCGTGTCTTCGTCAGATGAGGTAGAGCCCTCATCTTCACGCACATGTTGAACCTTAACCTCACCCGTTTGGATGGATTGAGCGAGATGCTTCGCTTCCGCGTAAACATCAGGGTCTGAGATGACCTCGTCTTTCTCAATCTGCCAACCGTGCCAGGACCCGTTCTTGTTCTCCTCAGAAACCGTCGTCATCTTCCAAATATGACTAAAACGGGGTGGCGTAAACAGGTGTCCATTACTGTCTTTCATTTTGATAGACTTAATAGCAGAGTTCCATTGCTTGGACTTCTTAAATTGCGTTGCCTTCATGGGCAGCAACGCTTGCTGGGTCATTCCGTCCTCATCAACGACAAGAACGTAATGTTGAGCGGTGCGCTCAAGGTAACGGCCCCCACCATCGACAACCATGTCTTTGTTGTCGTCGCTACGCTCCGTAGCTGGGATCTGATCACCAGTGTTATAGATGGCATGAGGTGCTCCGGTTCCTGTACCGCGAGGCTCCCATTCAATCCACTCCAGACGGTAAGCGCAGGGAATGACACGAATGCCGTTCTTACCTTTGGTCACCTCTTTCGTTACACTGTTGATGATGTCCCCGGCCTTGGCGTTGTCGAGGTCGTCAAGTTCGTCAGACATCTTCTGTAAGATTTTGACGAACGGAATGGCGAGATCTTCTGAACCCAGATCATCTACGCCAGAACCTGCATCCGCCAGGAACAGGTCATGTACCTCTGCAAGTTGTGCAGAGGGTTTCTTTGCGACGGCTCTTGCCATGTTATTTACTCCTCTTGATAGTTGCTCTTTGTGAGATGAATGCGCCGAATAAATCCAGCGGGACGGCGTCACCCGCTTCTACACGCTCCCGCAACCACGCCTTCAAGGTCATTGGTTCAACCTTCTGGAGTTGGTCCGGAGCGTATCCTTGTGAACCACACAGGTTCATAAATTCCTTGGCCGCAGAATCTTCCCCGCGCCCAAACGTCACAGTGACGTTGTTCTTTACCAAGTCACCAACTCATGGTCGCGCAGCCACTCAAACGCCTCATCGCGCCGGTCCTTGGGAATGGACGCGGAGTAGATCGGCTTTATAGATATTTCGGAGCCATCCGTCAGAGTGAACTTCTGCAAGCCCATTTCTTCCAGTGCTTCCGGCAACTGCTCGTCGGTGATTTTGTGCAGAGCGGCCTTCGTATCTTTCATCGCCTGCTCTTGCTTTGCCAACAACTGCTCAAGCTCTGCTGCGCGATTGGCAAGCCCGGACACGCCGTCGAGTTGGCCGTCGTTGAGCTTGTCAATGTTGTCGGATTGATCGACCCCGTCAGAGGCCATTTCGGAAATTAAGTCGCTCATGATAACTCCTTATTTGTTCGTTATTCGATGGTTGACTAAACCAGCGATTTTGTTTATATGGGTATTTATTAGACATTGCAAGAGAAATCTTGGTATGCCCGAATTTAAATTTAAGACCCAACCCTACGCGCACCAGAAGGAAGCCTTCGACGCGAGCGCCGAGAAGACGAATTATGCGCTGCTTATGGACATGGGGACGGGAAAGTCAAAGGTAGATTTGGATACAACGGCGTACAACTTTGAAGAAGGTCGTATAGACTTTGCACTTATGGTGGCACCCAAGGCCGTGGTAGCCAACCTTGCCAGAGAGATTGAAACGCATCTTCCGGAGCGCATACAAAGAGAAGTAGTCATCTGGAAGCCTAACCTGACAAAGGCCAAGAAGAAAGAACTTAACGATCTGTCGCAGCGAGATCCCGCTACCCTCAAGTTTTTGCTTATGAACGTCGAGGCCTTCAGTACAAAAAAGGGATTCGAGATTGCCGAGTTCTTTGCAGAGCGGTTCAAAGTGTTTATGACGGTTGACGAATCTACAACTATCAAAAACAGAAAAGCCCAACGGACCAAAACCCTGTGCCGCATAGGACAGAAGTGCGTCATGCGTAGGATTCTTACCGGCTCTCCTGTTACGCGCAGTCCCATGGACCTGTACAGCCAGATGGAATTCCTGGACCCCAGGATCCTTGGCTTTAAAAGTTACTTTGCATTCCAGGGCCGTTACGCCGTTGTGAAGCGACGGACCATGGGCGCTCATTCGTTCAACCAGATTGTCGGCTTCCGAAAGCTGGAGGAGTTGACCGAGAAACTGCAAGAGCACTCATACCGCGTTCGTAAGGAAGACTGCCTGGACCTACCCGACAAGGTCTACATGAAACGCGAGGTCGAGCTTACAAAAGAACAGACCTCGGCATACAACCAGATGAAGCATTTGGCATTAGCACAACTGGACAGTGGTGAGTTGTCCACGACGCAAAACGTTTTGACACAGATTATGAGGTTGCAACAGATATGCTGCGGCCATCTGACAGACGACGACGGTACGATTCATCAGGTAAAGTCCAATCGTTTGGATAGCCTGTTGGATCTTTGTGATGAGATACAGGGTAAGGCGATCATATGGGCGACATGGACCCGGGACATTCGCTCGATTACTGAGGCCCTGCGAGACCGATTTAGCGTACCATCGGTCTCATCGCTCCACGGTGAAACCCCTGATTCTGAGCGTCAACAGATCGTGGAATCCTTCCAGGATCGACAATCAGAGTTACGTTTCATCGTGGGGCATCCTCGCACAGGAGGTTTTGGCCTGACGCTTACCGCAGCAAACACCGTCGTATATTATTCCAATAGCTATGATCTGGAGCTTCGGCTTCAGTCAGAGGACCGCGCACACCGGATAGGCCAGACTAACAAAGTCACATATATAGACATGATCTCCCCAAGCACGATTGACGAGAAGATCGTCAACGCCCTGCGGGGTAAGATTAAAATTGCGGATCAGATAATGGGCGAAGACGCTCGGAACTGGTTAAAATGATATACATCGAGAGGAGCTATAAGATGTTTGACAACTACGTGTGGGACCACCGGTTCCCGAATGAAAAAGATCATTTCAAGTCGCAAAAGCAAAAAGACAAGCAGCTTGGGATTTGGAAACGCAACGCGAGGATTCTGCAAGAATACAGGGAAGGATTAAGCGCCTTAAATCTTTCCAAGAAATATGGTTTATCCTTACACTGGACAAAAGTAATTTTGGCACGAGAGGAGCGTTTACAGAATTATTTGTCCAGTATCCCAAAGGAAAAAGTGACCGTGTCAGATTTGGGTCCTTTTCGGTTCCGAACCGGAAGATGCTTGGCAAACGAAAACTTTTTTCATCTGCCAATCGAAGAGTTCTATCAATCTCAGAACGCCCGGTCTCTTTTAGGAATACCCAATTTTGGCAAAAAAAGCCTGCATGAAATAGCCTTATGCTTAAAAAAAGAGGGTTACGATATAGAAAAGTTTACCCTACCCCAACCGTCCTCATCGTGGATTGGAAAAGATCCGGATTGTTGATCAGATTTAGACTAGATCGGTCCAGCTACTGCCGTCGAAGACGCGAGCCGTCCGTCTTAATTCCTTATCTATATCGTAGCTGCAATGCACCCAGCCACTGGAGGGTTGACCCTCTTTGTAGAACTCCAAAATAAGCTGGTCGTAGTCGCAGTTCTCTCGAACCCACAACGCTACGTCTTTGTTAGAGATCCCAGGCACTTCAAAGTCTACGGCCTTGCCCATGGTATGCTGAGACTTGTCCGAAGATCCAATGGCGCGGTTTAGCTCCAGACATCGGAACCCGCTGTTGGGTATGAACGGTATGCCGTAATGGTTACGGACGGGTTCCAGAATGTTGTCGCAGACAAGGATGAGGTTTTCTATCTCAGCCTCGGACGGGTCATTGGCAATGCCCCGGCGCTCCGCCGTACTGGATTTCGTTAGCTCACTCAAAGAGAAGTGGTCAGATAGGTTCATCCAACCATCTGCCTCGGCTTGGGACGCACCGACATTATGCCGCCTTTATTCGCGAAGAGCGGTAGTCCCACCTGTTCAAGTCTAGCCAAGGTTTGAGGCGACGCTTGCGACGCGGCGGCGGGTTGTTGCGGCGGAGATATTGGCGCGGCGATATTAACATTATTCAAAGCAGACGCGGGGGAAGGAGCCCGCATAGGTAATTCAGCGAACTGGCGCGGGGCGAGGGCTGGCTCGGGAGCAACCTCTGTAATGGGACCTATTACGGGAGGTTGTAACGCCTCTGTAGTCATAGGATCCCCAAGTTCGTACAGGGCTCCAGGAGTTTGAACCGGAACATTACGAATGCGTTGTAGGTTTTTGTCTATAAAGTTGGATCTACCCCATAATAGCAGGCGTTTAAGCGGTCCTTCTTTAATAGTGGGTGATGCAATCGGATACTTTTCTATTGCAGCCATACCCAGTTGAGGATCCATCAAAAAATCAAGAATCAATCTTTGGACGGCTTTTCCTCTCAGGTTTCCTAATAGACCTACGGCAGTTCTACGACCTACACCAGCGGCGATTAGCTGGCTCATCACGCCCGTAGCATTTGCAATTCCGGTTCCCACCATGCGTCCTATATTACCAATAAGCTCCGTAGACATGGCGTCCTGTGGGCGCACCCCAGTTTGAGCAGAAGGTCCAACAAAGGTTTGTTGTTCCGCGCCTTCTGCAAATTTTCTAAGAACGGCGGGAGCGTGTTCCCCATAAAGATCGTTTAACAACCGTGCCATAACAGGGTTATCAAGCATGTTATTAATTTTGTCCGGATCCCAAAGGGTAACTTTTTGGCCTCCTAAAGAAGCAGAAAGCTTTTGAGCTTCTTTACCCATTGCCGTGTTGTCGGCAGAGGATGAAAGAGATCTTTTAGTAACAGCTTCGGCAACAGCAAGTCTAAATCCATCTAAAGCAGAATTAGTTCCATCTTCGTTTTGGCCTTTACGGAGAATTTGTAAAAAGGACTCTAAAAATTGTTTTGGGTTCTTGTTAGAAGGCGATAGATAAGAGTCTAAAAATTGTCTTCCCATTACAGCCGGATCAGGCTCATTTAAAAAATGAGCCGCAGTTAATTTTGCGCTGTTCTGCGCTTTAATCTCTTGGACAGAAGATTTAAAAGCCGCTTCCGTAAAACCTTCGTTAAAAAGATTGTTTTTTCGCATATCCGCAACAACGAGATCTAACTCATCCGCAGCTACGTTGTTTAGACGGTTAATCAGTTTTTCTGCGGAAACTAGATCTTCAAATCCTGTTGCGCGGTCTCCAGACGACTTGTTAAGCCAATCAATTGCGGCCTTGTTATCGTCAATAAATTTCTGGGAACTTCTTTCGTTAAATCCGTTTTCGTTTAACTTTTGAAACCGACTCCATAATGTTTCTTGCACGATAGCTATATTTGCAGGAGTGGGTTCTGTGCCGTCCACTACCCGAAATCCAAGAGACCTTCCACCAGTAGGCCGGATAGATTCAAACGGGGGAGGCGGTTGCTCAGAATATTTTGTAATAGAGAATTCTGGATCAAATCGGATAACTTCTGATCCATCATCTGCAACCGTAACACTAAACGGAGTGTTTTCTCCCGTTACTACAGGGGTTAAGGCATTTTCAAGTTCACGAAGACGAGTTTCTTGCAAACCTGTCTTTCGGGCTGTTGCAGGCGGAATCATCGCGTCAACAGTTTGTTCAAAATCAACTCTAGGTCTTCCAGATCTGTCGAAGCCTCTTGCCGCTCCCATACTTCCTTTCTCAAAAACATCCTTTTTGAGCGCCGTCATCTTTCTGGCTGCGTCTAGAAGATCTGTGTTTAAAGAGAAATTTTCGGGGTCCGCTATAGCCCGTTGGAGATCACTGATCATTCCAGAAATAGCTCGCACTTTAGAAGCGTTTCCGGAAGACCCTTTTCCTTGTTCAAAAGCCATTTCTCGTTTTAAATGAGAAATAACGTTTTGAATTTCTTGAGGTTTCCGACCAACAGTAACGCCGTCTGCCGTTTTTACACCCAGCGCACTTGTGTCGGCTATTTCATCAACAAGGTTGACCTCTGCACCTTCGCTGGTGACCTTGGCACCCATCGTAATATCTAGGTCACCCTGTTCTCGGGCAAGACGGTTCCTAGCGTCGTTTAGCTTGTCCAACTCACGAAGGTAAATGTCGTCTTGCTTGTTATATGCCTTGGCATCTTTTTCAGATAAGTTCTCTGGGCGAATACCTTGAAGGCGGGCTCCCTCCGCCGTAGCCACCAATTGAGCCCTTTCTCTATTTAACTCACCTAGTTTTCTGTCGATATAAGCAAGATCAGAATCAAGGGAGGAGCGTTCTCTCCCTACATGTGGTAGGAACGGATCCTCTAACCCTCTATCCGCCAAATCTTGCCGAGTGTCAAAATCTTTTGATGCGTCGCTTCTTTCTCTATAAAGGAGACCTCTTTCGTTATAAAAACGCTCCATCTCGGCGTCTATTCGATCTAATTCTTTTTGGTTTCCTTGATTTGCTACCTCATCTAGTTTCTCTTTCTCCCGCGCTACGATTGCGTCCTGAGTGTCAAGCCGCCTACGCAAATCGGCTACCCGATTTTCTTGCCGCGCAATCTTCTCGCCATCTGGGCTCTTTGCCGCCTGCTCTAGCAACGCGGCGCGGCCTGCAAGTTTCCAGAGCCATTTGCTTTGGTTTTCAGCATCGCCCGCATCTAAAGCGGCAACCTTTGAGGCAAAGTGTTCGCCTATAGGAACCCCATCAACAAGAACTTGAGGTCCCAAATCTTGACCATCTGGCGTGGTGTGTACACTAGATTTTGGTGTGTTAAATCCTTGAATGCTGTTCCAAAGAACATCCTCAAGAGCGTCCATGTGCATGTAAGAGGCGTCTATCTCACGCCGAATCATTTCATTAAAGTTAGCTCTTTCCGCAGGAGGCAGATCCGGAGCCATCGCTTCACGAATCTTGGCTACCTTTTCGAGAGTCATTTCAAGAACTCTGTTTTGCAGCGCATCCAAATTTTGATTTAAACCGCTGTAAACGTCTTTAATTGACGAAAGAGTTTCTTCCGTAACGGCTCCGGCCCGTCCTTCTTGTATGGCACGAAGCCTGTTCTCCATATATTTGTATGTTCCGGTTCCTTCTCCTAGCTCATAATCTCTGGTTACAAGGGCCGAATCCACGCCTTCAGAAGAGGATCCTCCAACTAACTTTTCAAATTTAAAAATAGCTTCGTCTATGCTGCGGAAGAGCATGTCTCTATTGTCCATCGTTCGATCTGAATAACGGGCATACGCTTCAGAGCCTAAACCGGAATTCCCATAAATAGTAGCAAGTTGCCCTTCTTGGAAGTCTCCAAATCTTCGGAGTTCTTCGATACGAGTTTCTGCCGCAGCTATTCGTTCTGCGGGAGGAGGCGATTTACTTGCTAAAGCTTCATCTAGTTGTGCTCGTAAGATTCGTGCTTCTGAACGGGCCAATTGAGGAAGAGTGTAAGCAATTCTGGATTCTCTATCCATACCTCGCCCTTCCGATAACGCTAATTTTAAATGCCCGAGAACATCTAAAACGCCTGCTCTGTCTCTATAATCACCGCCCCACCTTTGTATGGCACGGGCCGCAGCCTTGTCTGCACCTTTAGGTGTGATTCCTTCCAGAGCGCCGGAAAGGAACTTAGGAGCCATACTTACAACAGGAATATTAGAAGCTACGTCCCAAACTGTATTAGCCGCCGTCATTCCAGCGACGGGCGTAACAAAACCGCCGCCTGCGGCAATTAAGCTTTTAGCCCATGCGGGAGCACCGGGCCACGTTTGTTCTAACGCCTCTAAGGAACCCACCATTCCGGTTCCAAAGCCAATTCCCATGGTTGTCTCTAAAGCCGCCGCTTTCTTTGGGCTTGTGTTCCATAGTTCGGAAAGTGCTTCGTACACCTTTTCTGTAGTTGCATTCCCTCTTGTTTTTGCTAAGAGACCTACAAATTCTGCAATAGCCTTGCCTTCAAGGGGCGCGGCACCTGCTATTTGTCCAATTAGAGAAACGTATTTTTGAGCCTTGGTCCTTTCGTCTGGCGTAAAGTCGAATTGAAAGTAGTCCCTTACCAAATCACCTGCGCCTATAGTTTCTCCAGCAGCAACAAGAGCGGGGTTTACAATGTCCGCTCCAGCTTGAAGCTGTCGCGTAAGAAACTTACTACCACCGATAGGTTCTTCAGACGACAGGTAACGGTTACCCCTAATAGGAGTATCGAACCCTCCAGTTCGTGCCGCGTTGACCCCGGCATCGGCAACCTCGAATACCATGTTTACTAGATCTACAGGGGCTCCAAAGAGGCCTGCGGTGGAACCTTTAGAAATCGCTGGTATAAGGGTCTCTCCAAGCATTTCTTTACTGAAGACATCTACTTCAGGGGGACCTCCTGCCGACCCTCTAAGGTTATAAAGCGTAGATCCAAGCTGTCGGTATGCATTTGAATCCGTATCTGATACATTCAAAATGCCTGATCGGTCTACGGCAACCGCAGGTAGCGTGACAGGTTTTCCGTCAACGGTTGCCTCATAAGAAAACATGTTGGGGTAATCCGCATCCGGAGTTCCGGAATCCGCATCAATAACAACATCACTGTATTGAGGATGAGATACAGGGGTCACAACGTTACCTCGCTATCTTATGACGTAACTTGAGATAATCTACGTTAAAATTCTTCATAGCCGCATAAGCAGGATTATTAATATCTGATGTTGGAATGTTAAGAGTTTGAAACGCTCCACCGGGATTAAATATAGGTTGCCCGTTACTATCAGTTTTAATCAGTTTGTACTGACCTCCAAAAGCCGGATTTCCCGTCAATGTTCGTTGAAGTATTCCGTTATCCCGCAACTGTTCCAAATATTCCAGAGAATGTGCCGGAACGTCTTGTTTTGTAACGGCGTACTTCTGTCCCTGGATATAGGGAGAGTAGAAGTTATTTTTCGGTTTAACACTGCCTACATCAAAACCTAACTGGACGGCACGTCCAAGAGTTTCGTTACCAGGATCGAAGTCTCCTACATCCTGCAACAGAGCCCTAGCAGTCCCTACCAAGTGTTTTCTAAGAGCCCGCAATTTTCCTGCTTCAAACTTTTCCGCGTTTCCTAAGTCAGGAAGAACTTTCTGTGCGCCTTTTAAATCTGGCGTAGAAATTCGTTGTTCTCCAACACTTTTCAAGAACTCCCTTGCAACAAATTGCTGTAGCAAGGGCTGCATAGCAATTAATCTGTTAGCGGCTTCTCTACCTGCGCCATCTCTAAACCAGTTTCCTGGGGTAGAACCCGTAACGCTTGTGGAGAATCTTTCCAGAGGACCCGTCACAAAACCTTGAACTCCAGATGACGTTGCGTCGGCGTCTATCTGGTCTAGCATGGCAATCACACCCATGACTTTAGTTAAATTCTTTCTTTTATCGACGTTTTCTTTCTTTTGAAAACGTTCTGTATTCTCCTCTTCTTTTTTTGCTATAGCACCCGCTATAGCAGACATTTGAGAAGTTTTGTCTGGGGTTTTTGTGATGTTTAAATCTTTTACAAGGGACGGCATCTTGGCTAGAGCCTCTGCTATTACTCGACTCTGAACCATCTCGGGATCTACGTCTTGCTCTAACTTTGAGCGGTATCCATCGGGTGTAAGAGGCCTGTTATTAGGTCCTAAAAGAGAAGGTGACGTGGTGATTGAGTCAAACAACTGGGGAGACGCTTCATTCAATATAACAAGCCGTCCAGTTCCACTTGTTAAATTTTCACCGACAGGTAGAGGAAGCTCATCAAAAACCGGTTTTGCGGCGCTTCTAGGTGCAAAGGTGGCTCTGGAATACGCCTGCTTAATTTGGGTTGGAGATACTATAGCTCCCCGTGGGACGGGAGCACCTGCGGCTCTTGGAGCTAACCCAAAGTCATCATAATCATCTTCTAAAAGTTGCCGAGCAACTAAGAGATTCATGTCTTTTGTTACGGGATCTCCAACCGCGTAAGCAGGTCCAATTACGTTGTAAAGTACGCTCCTAAATTTGTCCCGTATCTTTGTCTTGTCCTCTTCAGAGAGAGCTTGGCCGTCTACCCGACTAATAGGGAACGTGTCTTTCGCCGGATCTAATTCCAGATTACCTTTGGCAGCGTCAAATTTTAAAGCTATGTTTCCAAGACCCTGTGTTTTTTGAATCCTGTTAAATTGATTCATAAAACCTTTGAAGTACCCTTTAAACTTAGGATCATCCATACCTTTCGGGTCTTTAGGCGCAGCGGGTTTTGCAAAATAATTGCTGACAGGCATGGCTTCGTTATCTTGGGGAATATTAAATGCGGCTCCGCTGCCCGCTCCTCCTAACTTTATCCAGTTCTGGCCTTGTTGCCGAAGCTGGATAAGTCTTCCCTGGCTATCTCTAACGCCCTCTCCAGCCTTGTCCACCAGAACAAAGTTATTGGTGATATTTGAGTCCGAATCTTTAGGAGGGGTAGATCCAAGATACGTCCAATCCCCTGGGTTGTTAATAGGTTTTCCAGTTATAGAGTTAAACCCAGGTTGTCCTGGACCCTGTCTCGTCATGTGTATTACTTCGTTGGTATTCTTATTTTGCAAATAACCTACGTTTGCAGCCTTGCCTTTACTACCGCCAACGCCCTTAAAATGGTCAGTGGATTTTATCATCACCTGCTTTTTGCCAGGAGAAAAATACTCTTGGGTCCGCAGATTAGTAAAGACAGAGGTCTTTCCCCGTTGTCGTCCCTGCGTTACAGAACCGTCTGGACCTAGAACGGGAGTTGTAGGTTTTCCTTCGTCATCTGTTTTATAAAGAACAAAATGTCCCGCAAGAAGCTTATCGGTGTTTTTGCCCAAAGTTTTCCAAAGCTCCAGCGCAACAGTGTCCTGATCCTTTTTACGCGCCGCTGCTTGCGTGTACGCGGCTAACTTGACCTGACGGTCTTCGGCTTGCTTGGCTGCATCTATTGCAGCTTTTCTCTTCATTAAGTCCGTGGACACAGGAATTAGGTCTGCACCGACAGGAGCCAGAAGTTCCCGCCCTATCGTTGCAAAAGGAGATTCACCCTTTTTTGGAGTTGCACCCATCGACGCAAACCCCCGCGCCGCCAGCGAGAGGGCAGCTTGTAATTTAGCGGCATCTTGGGCCTGCTGAAGTTGCTTGCTGTAATCCGTTGGGCCTAAATAAGCGCGAAGATCCGCTGCTCCTTGTGTGACATCCGATATATCTGGACGAGCACCAAAGTTTGCATCGGCTACCGCCTGTCTCCATTGAGTAAGACCTGCCAGACCTTTTGGTTCAGCCATAAAACGCTCCTAAACAGGTTCTTGGCCCATGGGCATTGGTCCGGGCATCTCGGCCATATCGGCCATCATTTGCATTTCGTCGCCACCGCCAGAAGACATCTTGTTGACGGCATTGACTACGGCTTCCGTGCCGGATGATAAATTATCGGCTATCGCACCCTTCGCAGCAAGATTTGTGATACCACCATCCACCTCACCGACTTCTGCCAACTCTTCCTGCATCAGAGCGCCAATGCCCTTGTCGAGTTCTGCAAGCTGTAACGTAGGCTGCACAAGGGTTAGAACCGAGTCGGGTGTCTGGTCTGCGTCGGATTGACCAACTACAGCGGCCAACCGCCCACGGTACTCCGAGACATCGGCTTGGTCATCCCAAACCGCGTTCATGATCTCACGAAAATCGCCCGCCGAATCAAGCTCCATCATGCTTTCTTGAGTGGCCGCGTCGGCAGCTTTCGACATCTCCTCCGCCGCAACCTCTTGAGTGGCTTGCGTCATGTCTTGATTTGCGGCCTGTATAACTTCTGCCGGTAGCATCTCTGCCATCTGGGCCATTGCCATATTAGGATCCATGCCCGGATCCATGCCGGGGTTCATACCCTGGTCCATGGGCATTGGTGCGGGAGCCGCCATCATTTCAGGAGGCATCATGCCCCCATTTGCCATCCTAAACATGCGCCGGTTGAGTACATCTCTCATAACTAATTCCTTAATTAAAACAGGCCACCAAGTTGTTTCGCCGCAGCCCCTGCGCCAAGAAGTCCTACCCCTGCGCCCGCTGCTTGCTGAAAGAGTGAGGGTGTCGGAGCACTAGGCGATATCACCGTACCAAGGGTCATCGAAGATGACGGAGCGCCTTTGTATATATCAGACAAGAAGCCTAGTCTCTGATAGGGTTCAAACAGATCTTGGTACGTGTTCTGACGAGTAGCATCAAGTTGCTGTTGCGATATGTTGCGCTGCTCTGCACCCAAGTTCTGCAACGTCGCAATATCTTTAAGTCCTGCCGTCTGCGCAAACTCTGAAGCGCCAAGCTGTTGTCCACCAATGCCAGCCTGCACTCGACCAAGGTCCCCGTACAACCCGCCAATGCCGCGCATCAATTCTGATTGCGCCTGCTGTCGCCGCTGCTGGTTCTCAAAGGACGTAGAGGCCGTTTGTAGGGCTTGCTGGTAGTTCTGCGAATACAGATCGGCCAACGATTTTGCTCTAACATCTGCAAACCCACGGCCCAACTCTGATCTCTCCACGCCAAACCGGCTACCACCAAAGGAAGAACCGGCACCTGCGGCGAGTTGGTTATACTTAATCGCCTCTTGCCGTTGCAGTTCCTTCATCGTTTGGTCGATGACTTCCTTCTGATACGGGTTCATGTATGCAGAAAGGTCGTCGGGCCGGAACATTTGAGCGGAGCCCTGTGCCGCCGCCGTCGCAGCGGCTAATGCGCCATCGTCACCAAGAGCCTGACCCACCGTCCCAAGACCCGCTGACAAAGCGTCCGTACCGGAAGTCAAGTAGTCCTTATAACCTCCGATACCACTCGCAGAAGTAAGACCGGCAGCGAGTCCTGGAGTTCCTTCTGTTCCGTATATCTGACCTTGAAGGTCTGACAAACCCGCGACTTCATAGGCGGGGAGGTTTACTGGGATGTCTGAGAGGTCTTTTGCAGATTCTAAAAGACCTAGCTTCATTGCCTCAATTTCAGGGGCTTCGCGTACAATCTGTTCCTGGATACTTGTTTCAACCACGATTAGGCCCTCATTTCAAAGTTACGCATCATGGCGTACATGTTCTTGGCACCGTTCTGACGGTCTCTTTCTTTGTTGCCGGTTGGATTAGGCGAAGCTCCACGCACGGCCTTTGATGTCATAACAAACTCACCGTCAGAAAGCATCGCAGGTATGTCATCAGAACGCTCGGTTCCCGGACCCCGGACTAAGGCCTCGCGCCGTGGGAACGACATAATGCCGCCCTTCGCAGCCTGCGCGACGGGAACAAGTTGAGTCTGGTTGGGATTATAGTTGTAGTTAAGACCAAGCCTCTTCGCGGCCTCTTCGCTGTACAATTGAGCAATCTTGTATCTGCCAGGGTCCTTGGCATAAAGCTCAGATCCAACGGGTTTACCATAACCTGGAAGCATGGACTCATTTGGATCGTCGGGCGGCGGCGGCGTGTCGAAAGCACCAAGGCCATAAGCCGCCAGCCCCGCAGTAGCGGCAAGGGGTCCGTACTGTTTAAGCATACCTGGGCTGGCGTTTTTGGCTAACTTTGTAGCGATTTTCAGTTGCGCTTCAGTTGCGCTTAAAGGATTTATGTTATTCGCCTTTAATATGTCTACTGCGGTTGTTTCTTTCGCGAAAGGTGTAAATTCTGCAAATTTAAAAGGTTGCTCGACAGTAGGTATGTTAATTGCTGAAGCCGCTGGAGCCATAGTTGTAGCCGGAGGAGACACATTACTCACATTAGAAGTCGCTACGGTTGTGGGATCAAACCTTAAACCTTTCTGTGTCTCTGCTAGTGATAGAGGTGGTGCGTTGTACGTGTCGATAAGGTTCGGCGGATATGACCCTGAAGGACCTAACGTTGTTGGAACCGCCGTTGGAACCGCCGCCGTTGGAACCGTTGCTGGAACCGCCGGTTGAAAGCCTTCTGAGGTAAATCCAGGTTTAGGGACGTTCATTCCAGGATCATAAATGCTAGTTGGAGTGTCCCCGAGTACGGTTCCCTCGCCCATAAAGGCGCCTCCGAAATCACCACTACCTAAAGCACTCATCTGCGCTTTAGATGCTGCCGCACTAGCCTGCGCCCCCGGACTAGAACCCAGAGCGTAGGGAGACGCGGCATATTGTGTTCCAACCTGATTACCTGCGGCATTAAACACAGGAGATGCTCCCGTAAAGCTTCCTTTCAAACCACCAACAAAACTAGAACCTGGAGTCGAAGAAAACGCCCCAGAAAAACCACCCGCAAGACCCGCAATACCACCGGATATGAGACCAGATTTAAGAGAGTTTTTAAGGCTATTACCACCTGCCAAGCTTCCCGCAACGCCACCAAGGAACCCAGCCCCTATGGTGCCTGCACCAAACATGGGACCTAAGAACGGAATTCCAAAGGCCGTTGCTGCTATCGGAAGGACGATAGGTGCGGCCTTCTTAACAATTTTTACAACGCCCTTAACAGCCTTTTTAATCGCCCGGAATATCTTCTTGAAGAAGAACTCCGGCATACCCGTGGACGGGTTAATGCTGTTTAATTCGCTACCTACAACAAATTCCTGCGGGTCCAAACCCATGTCGCGCATTTGACCAAACAAAAGTTCTCTGACTTTTGGGTTGGCATCAAGGACCTCCATAGGCACCACGGTCTCGCCTTCCGCAGCGTGAACGATGTAGATGTCACCGTTACGCCCGTACTCTGCAAGTTTTTCAGCTTGGTCTTTAATCGAACCAATGCCAACCGGCGCTAATTCATAATCAGGAGATACATCCGCAAAAGATTGTAGTCCGTTGGAAAGATTTTGATGGGATTGCTGCATAGCTATGAGTACCGTAGTTCTAGGACACTCGCGAAGAGAAAGATCTTCGACGCCGTATCGCAGTTTAAAATGAGTGCATCACCGGCCTCTAAGTTAAAGGGACCTTCAAGTGACGTTTGTGCGAGAGTTCCGAGACTTATCTTATTTAGAGTTACGGTCGTAGACGCGGAACTGTCGGTTATCTTCGGGTATATAACTATAGTGCCGGAATGGCTGTTATACAAATTTATGTTTCGCACGATGGCCTGTGTCACAACGGTAGGATCAGTCTGTGTAGCAGGACAGGTGTACACGGTAACGTCCCCTGTAGAGCCTACCAAACTAGCCGCGTTTTTGTACGCTACGCCCATTACTCACCAAACCATAACATGCTTTGCGTTTCGTCGTCGCCGCTCACTACCGCAGGAAACTCTAGCTTTGTTAGAGCCATCTCAATGTCGCGAAGAATTCGTGTGAAAGCCTCTATGTCATACTCATCTGGAGGACTAGGCATCGAATGGTCCAACAACTTTACCATTATCGCCTCCCGTCCGGACGGATGTTCATGCGTAGGTCACCCAGCGTCCAGTTTATATCCAGCGAGGAACTCTCTACACGGACCACGGCTTGCCGCCCTCTGGCTCTAATGAAAGACTGTTGCGTACTGTTTGTAACATTACTTGTAGACTGGGTCTGCAAGGAATCTAAGGGAAAGTTTCGCGTTTTTACCAAATAGTTTACAGAACCAGAATTGTCGCTGCTGGTATCATTAATGCGAAGATCCGGAATAAGCTTGTCCACAAACATAAACTGCTCACCGTCGCCAAGGTCAAAGTCTGTAGATTCAATGAAACAGGACATTGCGCTGCCGTCGTCGTTCTGACCGCTTTCGTGGTTGTATATGTACTGAGCGCCACCAGAAGCGCCCCCGGCTCTTGGATTATCGTGCGCCCCGGAATCCACCCACGCCGTTCGTACCAACGTTCCAATGTCCCACGCGCCTTCTACGTGATTAAACTTAACGTATCGGTCTATCTCTTCTGAACTAGCGGAGGCATAAAACCAGAAGATCTCATCGAACAGTTTGTTGGAAGCGGCAAAAAACTTGTAGTCCTGAGAGTTGTTTATGTCCGAAAAAACATGCTCCAAGACCGTGCATGGTATGACCTGGGTGCGTCCGCTATATGCGTAGAAGTTGTTTCTTCCCATCCAAAAGGCTTTGTCGCCAGAGGCGACGGCAGCATTCGGACCTATGATGGAAATGTTGTCAGCAAGGAGACTAAACGTAAACGTGTACGGAGGTCCCGTAAAACGCATCGCATGTAAAGAAGCATCCGTCCAAATCAATACCTCCTGGCGAGTTCTGTGTGCGGTAAGTATCTCAGATCCAGAAGATATTCTTTGAGAACCTGCTGTGTTTGTTGCGGTAGGATACCAGTCGAAAGGATTTTCCTGGTCACTCCACCGGACCATCAAAAGGTCCTGGTTCGTATCGCCTATCGGGTTAGCCCCGAAACATACCAGATGCCTGTCGGATCCTGAAAGCATCATACGCCGCACTACTGTAGGCGCACTAACGGCACCCGAAGAATCCGCCAGAGAAACGGCCCTAGCTGTTAGACCCAACGTTTTATCCCAATAATATGGCGTTCCATCGAAAGCGTTAAAGGTGAGGTCTTCACCCCAGTTATCTTGGGACCAAAGGCGAATGTTGGAACCTGCGGAGGTTGTTATGTTTGCGGCTTCACCCCAGCCTACAAAAGCGTTCGCTTCTTTGACCGCAACGTCGTCATCGTGAGCCGCCGCCGTTGTGCCACGGACTCCTCTAACCACCCCCGCGTCTATAGTGTTCGTGCTCTTGCCGGTGTATTGGATAAGTTCGTCGTCTATCAGCATAATTCCGACAAATGCTACACTCGCACCACTGCTACCCGCTGCCGCAGTCGTTCCATCTGCGCCCCGTGTGAGATCTGAAAGGACATTAGAATTATTGTTGCCGTACTCAATCTTCTCACTACCAACTAGAATGGTCCCCTTGGAAGCAAACGACGACGAATCTGCTAGGGGTATCGACGTGCTAACGTCCGTTATGTTGGCCGACAACGTGGTAGAAACAGCTTCAAAGTCTGACGCGGATGTTAGGGCTAAAGACGTGACTGAGTTGTTAATCGCGCCATCAAGCGTTGTTTCAGAGAAAGAACTGCTATAACCACCCCACAAACCGGCTCCCCACCCCGTTCCCGGAACAACTACCCCGAGACCCGCGCTGATTTGATAGGCCGCAACAACAGCAGAACCTCCTCCTGCGGTGCTCCCGGAAGACGCGCTCCCCGCCGTAGTCACGGTAAAGGTGTTTGAATTAATAACCGTAATTTCAAATTCAAGGTTTATCTGAGCCGCAGTCACGCCATCCGTGGTCGTCGCTCCGGATATTGTAACGAAATCACCGGTCCGCGCTCCATGGTTAACGTCCGTAAACGTGATTACGGCACTCCCGGAAGATCCTGTTGTGATAGGGTTTGAGCCCAGGGTCTGGGTTCGTCTTAAAGGCGTTATGTCATTAAACGTTCCGCCCTCTTCGATATAGAACTTCTCTTCGGTGCCAACGCCCATTAATTTAGAGGCATCTAAGGCTGAGAATACGTGAAGGGACCTAGTAGTTCCTTGCACAGAATTTGAGCTTATCTTACTCCAGCCCCCCAGCTTCTCCGCTCTTCCCTTGCGGAAACGGATAAGATTAGAGTCAAACCAGCCGTTCTCCGCCGCGTAGGAGGTGGATTCTTTATTAACTCCAGGGTTAAATGCTACCTTGGTTAACGGCATTTCTACAAACCTAGTTCAGGCCAATCATAAAGGATACCGGATTTGGTGGTCTTGCCATCACTGTCCGTTGTCCATTTGAGGAACAACGCCTCAACCGCGTCAGTGTCCGCAGCGTTATCAATGGCCGTTTCCATCTCTGTTGCCTTGGTGCGGATAGCGTCTCGATACGTCTGAATGTTAGACGGAATCGCTGTGCCTTTGTCGGCTTTCCGCACTATGGCCCAATCGGTTTGAGCGAGGAGAGATGCTTGTTGAGTTTTTACCTCATTCTTGAGGTTACTTTTGACCCCAAGCGTTACAAGTTGGTTGCCGTCGCTACCAAGAACAGCCTTTCCGTCTTTATCGACTTCATTCACGTCGGCCAATGTCTTGGCTGTAGAGGCAACGCTTCCATCGTCATTATGAGATGACCGATAAAGCCTCTGATCAGGGAACGACTGCATTATAACCTCAGAAATACCAGCCGCTTTCTTCTCATCTTCAGGCCATATATTCCAGTTTTTAGGCTGTAGGGTTCCGTCCGCATCTTTCCACGCCCGTCCGGGCCGGATCGTCTGGTCGCCCACTTTAAAAATAGAAGTCATCTTTCGTCTCCAGTTTATCTTACGCGCATATGCGACTTTGGACCCAGCTTCTTTCGGTGCCGAAGATGAACAGGCTTACTTCTGCGGCGGATTATCTTTCTCTCTACCTTAGTCGCTACTTTTTGAGCCATGTTCTTATCACCTTGCTCTCGCCTGTGCCACGCCTGATCCGCCGAATGGGTTCTCCGCAAATGCTAGATAGATATATGTAGCAGAGCCATTATACCCACCATTCGTAGTTCTCAACTTAAATCCATTAGCCGTGAAATCGAGAGGGTAACCCCATGATGCCTCACCTGACGAATCGTTGGCATTAAGTCCTTCGCCCACAGGATTATAAGGAGACATAGCTGAGTTATGTATGTGCCAGGAATAGCCGTCTTCTAGTCTTTTCAACATAACCCACGCTGGTAGGAAACCAGACGCGCCGTCATCCACCACAACATAAAAGCCATTGGCGGCGTTATTTCCAGTATAAGTTCCAATACCAATCAACCCCGGTGTTTTTGCAAAGCAGTACGCCACCATTGCATCAGATGATCCATTGGTATTTGTCACGCTGCCTACTGAGAATACGGAAGATGTTGGCGCAGTATCGTTCCAATATGTGGAATCGTCCGCCGTAGGCCCCGCAAGGTTAAGAACAAGATACTCAGTTTCAGGCGCTGACGTATTGCCAGAGTGGTACACTGCCCAATTATCAGTGTCCGCAAGGTTCTTCGTGATAATCACCTCTGGAACGCGGGATAGGCCATGTCCAACTGTGGCGTTGGCGGCAGTTCCTGTGTATGTGGAAATACTAAACCCACCGTGGGTGGCGACAGATGTCTTAGTGGTGTTGATAGAGCCGGTAGTATTGCTCGACCCAGCCCCACCAGCTTTTAAGCAGAAGGCCACATAGTCTTCTGTATTAGTATTTACCGCTACGTTGTTTCCTACCGTAAATCCATCGCTATCAAATGTGGATAAACTTTCTGTGTCCGTTGCACTTGCCGCAGTGGTGTCACTGCTAATGTATTTGGTCACCCCTCGGGCAGCATCAAACAGCATATGACTGTCAGTGGCGTCACGGTTCTTGATCCACACGAAATCAGGTTGGAAGCCAACACCCGTGACTGCCTTGCCCCCAGAACCAATCGCAGTACCGTTGCCCGTGTATAAGACGGTCTTGAAAAAGTCACTGGAGTTGGTGACAGTCGGAGCCGCAAGATTGGCGGTTCCCCACCCAACAAAACCGGAAGTCGGTGTATTTTCAAACGCTCGCTGTCCTGTGTTTATGCGAATGTCGCCAGTTGGTGAACTACCTTGTAGCCATGATCCCCACACCCACTGATCGTATGTGGTTGATATAGTGATGGTGCCTTGGCTTACGTTGTTCTTGAAGAACTCCAAACTATCGCCATCAAAGTCCGCTTCCATGCGGATGAAGTCGCCAGTGGTGTAGGAGGCAGGGGCGCTACTGTCTGTACCGCCAAACTGGAAATTACCGGCTGAATTATAGTTGAGTCTCCACGTTCCGTCGTTATCCCAATACTGCTCCGCTAATGACCCATTACCAAGGCCAATCATCCCAAGGTGCGTCCAATTAGCCACATTAACAATTTCAAATTCCACGACCAGCTTTACACCGCTACCACGGGTAACAGCTATGGTTCCTACTAACTTTTGGTCAGTACCAGCGCACCGCTGGTTTCCTTCCGACAAGGTTATAGAAGTCGGCGTATTTGCGTTGATGATAGCGAAATTAGCAATATCATTATCAGCATCATCAGTGCATGTGTCAGTCACCCGCTGCGCTGCTGTCATGGATGTATCGGTGAAGTGATTATCATTTCCCGAAACATCAGTTCCCGCACCGTTGCCTGTACCGGGAGCTACTGCAAAATCTAACCAGAATGAATTATTACCAGTAAAATCTAATCCAGATGGGTCAACCGGCACAGGAACCCCGTTGCTATCCGTATCTACAAGATCAGTAATCGCAAGGTCGCCGCCGATAATAGATTGGCCGTCTAAATTGATGAACTCTGCGAGGTACAGCCCCGGCCCTCCACCAGTTTGTGGG